AACACCATTCTTTAATAATTTAGATAAATTGGTTTCAATAGTTTTTCTACTAATACCTAATTGTTCTGATAATTCTTTTGATGACATAAAACCAGACCACCAAAAATTGTTATGGTATCTATCTTTTACTTTTTTCTTTTCATTATAATCACACCACCATTTAACTCTACTAATTATAGCAGCGCAGGTAATACTATACTTAATAGTATCCTCAACTGAAACCATATAAAAATGTTTATCTTCCATAATACAAATTTAATAAAAAAGGGTCATCAAATACTCACTGCACTTCACTTCAGCTTTCTTTGACAACCCTTAAAATCTTTAATGTCCTATATTGTGAAGTGGGACTACTTTAATAAATATATGAAGAAAATCTGAAAGTTCCAAATTTTAAAAAATAAATCTAAAATATTTTGAAATTTAAATAAAATCCTGTATATTTATATAAACAAACATATATAAAAAAATGGCAAACACAAACACAACCCAAGACAGCATTGTTAGACAATCCTCTCTTAAATTCGTTCAGGACTACCAACGAACAATCGGTACTCCATTAACCCTTAAAGAAATTTTAGGTATCACCAACGTCATTGTTGACTATTGTCAGAATGGATACTCCAAGGAATTAGGTGATAGAATATCTAAGATTGATGACCACATTCAAAGTAAGTATCCAGAAGAAGTATAGTTTTTTAATTGTCCATATAGTGAAAATTGGGGACCTTGTGTGGGGTTCCCTTTTTTTTTGCTAATATTTTGAATCTTAAACAATATTTCTTATATTTATTAACGTGGGGAGGTTGGGTTAATATTTTATATATTCTGTGAGTGCCATCATTCCTTCCTCCCCATTTTATATTAAATAGAAAGCATAAGAAACCCTCGGACTTTTAGACTGAGGGTTTTTTAATTTATTTAGCTTTAGGATGACCCTTTGGTAAAAGGTCATAGTCTGTATCATATTTTGGATTCTCAGGTCTACCATTCTTTAATAGGTATAGAAACGCATTTACACGAGCGTACGCCCATTGTTCTGCTGATTTGACCACAGGTGAGTGTGATGTATTAAACGCTCCCAATCCTCTTTGAAATACGGATTTAAGGGAACCTAATGTTGCATTACCATTCTTGGTATTACTTTCTTTTTCGTTAAAATCTTTTACCTTATTCTGTAAAGTCTTTTCTTGTTCTGCAGTTACTTCTGCACCTCTTTTACCTGAAGCACTACCACCAGCACTACCTTCACCCTTTGGGTCTTTGTTTGGTGTATCTGACTTAGGTGCTTTATCACTACCTTTAATTCCACCTTTTGGTCCTACCTCAGCAAACTGTGAGTAACATACCGCTAGTGCTTGTTCTTGTGTATCATATTCACCACCAATGGCTTCCATACATTTGGATATATATTCATCATCTGATTCATTAGCAGACTTAGATGGAATTGGAAAACCTTCTTTTACTTTTGATGCTTTAACAGGAACACAATTAGGTACTTCTTTACCATCTTCACCTATCTTTGTACCAATTTGTTCATATCCTGCCCAACAAGGGTCACCTTCTGCCATCTTATTTGGATATTTAATTTCAAAGTTATTTAACTTTAATTTTAATATATTTTCAAATTTCATTACTTTATATATTTTCTAAATTTGTTTAAACTCAATTCTTCATTCAATAAAAAAATTGAGGTATAGTTATGATGAATCCATTGGGTTAATTCTTCCTGTGTTATTTTGTATTTCTTATCGAAATTATCGGCTAAGATTCTTTCAAAATAATCAGATTTATATCCAAGATTTAATTCATCTTCTGTTGGTTGTGGTAAAACGTAATCTATCATATTCCGTTGTGTTGTTTTAAATTCTTATTTTCTCTCTTTAAACTATCTATTGTTGCTTCCAATCTTACAATATGTGCGGTTAATTCCTCAACCTTTTTGGATAAGTCATCAATAATTAATTGATATATCTGCACAGATTTTTCAAGGTTCTCTAAACGACCACCTTCAATTTCATTTTGAGATTTTTTATATCCTACAAAATAACCAATCAATGTGGTTACAACTGTTAATATTATTTGTTCTATCATATTCACTTCTGTATTTGTCTATGTTTTACTTCCGACTTTGGCATTAATAACAATCTTGACAAGGTGGATTCTCGTGTTCCAATTCTGAATACACGGTAGTCGTTCTAGCAATTTGTTGCATATCATATCCCTTACGAGTTGAATGAGTTAATGAAATTCCATTGTAGTATTTTTGACTTCTATCTGGTATCATACCATCAATAGAAGATTGAGTAACGTATTGTGGGAATTGATTTTGTCCATAACCAATCAATAGATAATCTTGTAATCTTGTCATATAAAAGTCCGCACGTTGTTTTTGAATTGAACGAAGATACTTCATTGTTTCAATATCAACAGATGCAGCATTTTCCATAGTCCCTTCTACAATACCTCTATTCATTGTTCTATACATCAATTGTGGAATACATTGGAAATACGCTTGTTGAATCAAATATGGTTGAATATAATCATTAACCAATGTTGTTTCAGGTGTATTAAATGTATTACCAGTTGAAGATACTTGTGATAATAAATGGTTATAGAATAAAGTTCCAAGAATTGTCTGTAAGTCAATATCTTGTGCAATTTGTATTTCTGCTTTAAGAACATCCATATCAACATTCTTATTGATATTTGTAAAGTTCTTTAATTTAATTTCTGATATTAATAAAACACCCATTTTATATTAGTTTAATATTTGTTCTTCTTCTCCTAAATAAACATTACATTCTTCCTCTGTTAATCCGTATCCACTCATTAACATATGTATTGCTTGTCCTCTTGTTATTTTTTCTTTGCTATATTCTCTAATGATTCTCATTAGATTTTGATATTCACGTCCTTTTAATCCTTTAATGTTTTCATTGATAAGTTGTGCTTCAGCTTCCACAGGAACAACTGGTTTATCAATAACTTTTGGATTTTCATTAATGTCACCAACTAAGAATAAACTTAATGGTTTAATTTCAAATATAGTTGGAGTATCAAATTTCAATGAAACCAATTTATTAAATGTTGGTAATAAACAATTTTGGAATGGCATAATTACCATTTTACGGAAATATTCAGAATGTTCTGTAATTTCATTTGCTGCACCCAACTTACCAGCTGTTGCAATACCAAATAACTCTGCACTTGACACTCTGTGTGCAGACAAAATAGAGCGAGTAATATCATCATTTAAAGTTTGGTAATATGTATCATTATCATTACGAGGGATTTGAGTTATAACAGGAGATTGTTCTTGAGATTCATTGAAAGATATAATTGCTTGACCAGCATTATCTGTTCCACCATATTGTGCTTCCAATGCTCTAACCAATACTCTTTGTTCTTCTTCACCAGGTATTCCGTTATTATAGTTAATCCATAAACTTGGAACCATTCCCTTACGAAGATTATTCATATGGAAATTCTTAGATTCAATATCAATTTCAATTGCTCTTTGACCAGCAGACCAGTCAGGGATTGGATAATAAGTTAAAGAAGGTTGATATGATTTATAATAATAAACCTGTGAACCACCTTTTTCTTGATTGAATGTTGGATATTCTTCTGGTGGATACTTTCTAATTTGTCTCCAATCTGCAGAATAGAAATATGTTTCAATTTCATCATCATCATTTAATTTACCACTTCTAACTCTACTAAAGTCTAAGTGATATATCTCAGCAATTTGTTTCTTATCTTTTGTCCAAATAACATTTAATGCAAATCCTCCAAATAACATAAAATCCAATGTACATTTTCTCATTACATCAGCCACGTTTTCTTTTGGATTGATTAAGTTAATTGATGCCATTGGGTTATTTAATGAAACAATTCCATCACCCATAATTTGGTTTACCTTTGAAGTAACAACCGCTTTATGAATTGCACAATTATCATATAACTGTATGAAATATTGTGGTAATAAATTATTTTCACCATAATAAACCCAAGGTGACCTTTGTAATACTTCTGAAAATATAGGTACCGATGCAGTTTGAAACTGGATACTTTTAAATTCTGTCTTTTTTATCTCACTCATAATTATTCTTGTATGTATATATAATTTTCGTTAACCTCGTTAGGAGAAACATATTCTGTAAATGCTGGTGCTTCTACATTTCCTTGTAATATTGCAATTCCTGTAAAGACAGGGTAATCTGTATAACTAGCACCTTGACCATATATATTCAATTGATATTCACCCTCATAATTAAGATCTTGACCTGAATCTTGAAGGTTTAAAACAATCTCACAATATCTAATATTTTGTGCAAATTCCGAAGGATTTGCGGTATCAACTGTATAATTCTTAACTTCCTTTGACATTATATGTGTAAAAGTCAAAGTATATGCACTAAAAGAAATTGTGGTGTTGTTATTAATATTCATCACCAATGTATTTTGTTGTCCTTTTTGAATGTATAACATATTTTATCTCTATATAACTAAATATAAAAAAAACCAAATTGAATTGGTATGGCATAAAAAAAGAAGGGCATTAAGCCCCTCTTTAGATTGGATAGATATAGATATTCAGCCCACAACAGACCTACTATTTTTTTATCTTATGCAAATATTGCACCAAAAACTGTACTTAAAGTACCAACGATAGTAGAAGCCGGAACTGGTTCTTGACCTGTGAAGATCATTTCAAATCCGTTTCTATCACCAAATGCTGTTCCTGTAGCTGCTGAACCACCTGATAAATACATACCATTAGTTTCACCTAACCAATATTGAACATCGTTTTGGTCAACAGCAATGATTTGTAACTCATCATTTTGAGATAAGATTTTCAACTCATTACGTTTATCTTGGTCGTATTTATAAAATACTGCGGTCAATACTTGTTCAAAATAAATTGTACCATTTTCAAATGATTTGGTAACATTTTGAGATAATGAAGAGGTGTTTCTTTTTAATTGGAATTCATATATTGTTGTTCCTGAAGTTGAAGTTGCTCCTGTAATTGAGCCAGCACTATTAGTTGTAACACCTGTTACACCACCATTTGCACTTCCTGCTCCACCAACAACATATATAGTTTTAATTCCACCAATACCATCAGAACATCCTAATTCAATACCTGAAGTTATATAACAAGACATAATTTATATGTTTAATTTTATTTGTTTATTTTTAATAAAGGGGACTTTCACCCCTTAAGTTTTTTATAATTACGCTAAGTTGTTTGTTGCGAAATATGCTGTTGAACCAAATGTTGCAATTTGTGCACCATAGTTGTAGTTAGCACGTAATCTTAACTCATCAAAATCTTTTGAGTACCAGATTACTAATTTTTCGTGGTCAGACAATAAGTCAAAACCTACAACGATATATTCACGTGGTCCGATAACAACTTGATTAGAACCATTCAAACCAATTGTTGGAACGATTTTAACGTTTGTATTTGGTTGAGTAGCTTCCATCATTGCTGTAATATCAGTTCCACCGATATAGTTTTGGAAGAAGTTTGCTCTTGTAGCAGCTTGAACCCATAAACGGAAATTAGAGTATGACATAAATACAACTAAATCTTCACGACTCATTGCGTTGTCATCTAATGCGTTAATAAGTTTATCTACTTCAGTCAAAGGATTACCGTTTGAACCGTATGCTGCAGTTGAACTAAAAGTTGTACCTGATGCAGATGTAGCAACACCTGTTGTTCCTGTAGAGATTAATGTTGCGAAACCATTAAAACAAGAAGTACCAGTAGTCGCTTGCCATAATTGTTGCTCAATTCTTTGTTGAATTTGTTTAACTTTTAAGTCAGCAATTTGTTGTTCAAATGGTACTGTCTCAGATGTTTGACCTGGAGCCATCAACATTGATTGGTATGTATCATACAAATCTTTGTAACATAATGCTTCGTTGTACTTTTCAGGACAAGTTGTAATGTTTGCTTGAGTGTATGTAGTAGTACCTGAAGGTGACCATCCACAAGTTCCATCTTGGAAATACGCTGTAGAGTTTAAAAGGTTCAATGCTTGAGTTCCTTTAATACCTAAACGTACATTTGCATAACGAGCAGTTGTACCACCGATTAATGCTTTTGATAATAATTCACCACCAACTTGGTCTACGTAGTTTCCTATTGTTGACACGTCATATGCGAATTGTTCTTTTGATAAAATTTTCATTTTTTTATTTTTTTTAATTATTTGTTATTTACTCTTAATGCCATAATGTTTGCAATTCTTGCATCAACATCATCGTCATTATTCGTTTGTTTATTAAAATCTGTTTTACCGTTAGCTATCTTTTTAGCTGCTGGTTCTTTTTTGAATGAACTAAATTCATTCTTCATTGTTTCCATTTGGGTTTCCATTTTAGACATTTTATCTGCCATTTTGTAGATAAAGTCTCTTAATAGACCCATAATTTCTTCTTGTGGTTCAATTGGACCTTCAGCAACTGGTGCTTTTGGTTCTCCCATTGGAGCTGGTTCACCTTCACCATCTTCTTGCATAACTTCTTGAACTGATACAATTAAACCATCTTTGGTTTCAACTTTACTTCCGTCCTCAAGTTCGTGTACACCATCTGGTGCTGGAATTTCAGCATCAGGGGTAACAACAACAACTTTAGCACCTTCTAATAAAGAATCACCTTCAACTTTAATTTCTGTACCATCTACTAATTTTGCGTTAACAAAAATTGATTCAACCAACACAATTTTACCATCTTTTACTTCTATGTTGAAATTTTCAACAAGACGATAAGAACCATCTTCTAAAGCAACTTGTTCAAATGCTTCATTGATTTTAGAGATATTCTCTCCAATTTTCAAGTCAGAAGTTTGTAAAATTGTATTATCTTCCAATTTGAAAGACTTTAAAACGGATTCATCAGACATAAAACCAAATTGTTTCATTAACTTTTTAATCTCAGCGATTGCGGTTTTTGAATTAGACATAATTTATTTAATTTGTTTTTTATTTATTTCCTCTAATTGTAAATATAGATTTTTATATATATTCCCATTTACCCTCAAAATAATGTGGATAACTTTTTTAAAAAAGATTTGGATGGTAAGAAAACCCGCCATATCTTTGTGGAACAAAAAACAAATAGTTATGTCAGTATTAGAATTAACCCTTATTTTCGTAGTTTCTTACATCTTCTTTAAACCTGTAAGAAGTGCAGTTCGTTTATTTTTAACACCTTTAAAAAACAAATAGTTAGTCTTCTATGTTATTTAATATTCTTGCAACTTGTTGAAGGAACATCTCTTCTCTACAGAATGC